CCCCGGCGGCCAAAAGGGCTAGGACCGCTTCTTCCACTTCTCCTGCGCCGAGGGTGGCGAAGACCTCTCCCTCGAACCGCACCGCCTTGAGGCCGGGCTGGAACGACTTGTCGCCGGAGCTGTTCACCGTGGTGCTCTCCAGCTCGTCCACCTCGGCCTTGAGGTCCACCCGGTTGTAGTCGCCCGAGGCGTCCCTCCCGTTGGTGTAGATGCGGTACTTCTTCACGACATGCTTAGGCATTAGTCCATCTCCTTGGTAACTACGAAGTCCAGACTGAACAGGGAACGGTTCTCATGGTCCCTCCCCAGCTGATTGACCGAGCCCACGGCCCGGATGAAGAGGTAACGGTGCCCGCTCAGGGACACCTCTCCGGCGGTATGCAGGGCCTTGAGCACGTCGTTGGCCTTGCTCGCCCCGCTGGCGTAGCTGGTGTTGCGAACCCGCACGATCAGCCTGGGGCGTTCTATCTGTCCGCTTATCGGTCCGGCCATCTCCGGCGACTCTCCGCCGCTCTGGATGACCGCTATGCAGTCAGCTGGAGCGTCCGGCATGTGCCCCACGAAGATGCTAGTCCCTACCGTGCCGACCGCTTGGTCTTCCAAGTATTCTGCGACGTCATCAGCCATCATGTTGCATCACCATCCTCTCGAGCCTCCTAGAGATCCTCCTTTCCATCTCAGTGATGTTCTCGATGAGCGGGTCAATGAGGAACATGGACTTGGTCCCGGGTGCCCTATAATTGACCGGAAAGCCTCCTGCGTTCCGCTCGTGGACGTACTTCGCGTAGTCCGTGTTGTAGCTCAGCCGGATGGAGATGGCGTTCCCCTCCCGGACAGGCAAATCGACACGTGCCGATGCTCGAAGGCGTCCGGTGTCAATCGGGGCTTGCTTGATGGAGATGCCCATGACCCTCCACGCCTCCTGATACAGAACCTTCTCCACTTCGCTCGGGAAGCCCTCCTTGAGCTTGCGGAGCTTCTCCCGCTCCTCCTTGAGGTTCCGCACCTCGGCCTTGACCTCCGGGGTTATCCTAGACATAGAGCACCTTCAGGTAGGTCGCACCGGCGGGTCCGGTGATGGTGTTCAGCTTCAGGATGGGCTTCTCCTCTCCGCTGGGCAGCGTCACCTTGTCGGAAACTGAAACGCTTGCGCTCCCGTCCACAAGAATCTTGGCGGTGGCGTGAACCAGCGTGTCGTCGGCTCCGATCACCTGCTCGTCGGTGAGCTGGATGCGACAGGCCACGGAGTCTCCGGCACCGTAGCTGGCCTCGGCGTAGTCGTTCAGCCCGGTGTAGGGCTTGACCGTCACGCTCTGCTTCAGCCAGGTCCTGGTCCCGCTTAGCATCTGTTCACAACCCTCACTATCTGCCGGTAGGTCCTCGCTCCCTTGATGATGTCCGTCAGAATCGCATCGCCCTTGGCCTGGTGGGCGGCGATGGCCGAGTCGATGGAGTCGCTCATGGACATCTCGCCCAGGGACAGGGAGGCAGGTTTGGTGCCGTCCAAGCGGTACCTAGTGAAAAGCCCGGCGATGGCGTACTCCAGCGACACCATCTTCAGGTCCGTGGAATTGGCGTTCCTGATCCCAGCCCTCCTGAGCTGTGCGTCGATGCTGCGGTCGGCCTGGGCGATTATCGCCTCCAGGTCAGAATCGGCCAGGGTGGCCCCGGTGAGGGCCTTCAGCTCGGTGGCGGTGGAGTAGGCCACCTACATCACCACCAGGGCTATGATGGATATGGCCAGGGTGATGACGGTTCCGAAGGCCCCGAAGGCCCAGGCCATCATCTGATTGCGGTACTTCAGCTTGGCTATGTCCTCCCCGTGGACGCTGCACAGTTCCGAGGGGCAGGGGCGGTCCTTCAGGGTTTGCTTTATCTCGCTTACATCGTCGCTCAGGTTGTCCATCTTAGCATAAAGTCTGATTATAAGCTCCCTGTCGGTCATTTCGTTAAATGGCATATTTTCCAAATCCCCCATCCCCAGGTTAATGCGTTTATTCCTTGGGTTTGAATCTGTCGATGAATCCCCGGACGAAGGCCATACCGCCGACGCCAGCGCCAGCTACGACAGCGAACATTTCCGGCTTGAATATGTTATCAAATCCCAACATCCACATGGAAAGCCCCACGGCTATTCCCGAACCCACCAACGCCTTCCCGAACTCCCCCCAGGAGAACTCGGTCTTAGGCACGTCGTAGAACCGCACCGCCACGGCTACTCCCGCAGCGGCCAATCCGAACAATACCAAGTTTATGTCTAACATTTCTAAACAACTCCTTTCTCAAAATTCTTCGTAACTGTAAATTTTAGTGACATGTATCCATCACCCCACAAAAGCCAGGCGCGCGCCGACGCTCCGATACGAATACGAGGCCGCAGGATTCAGACTCCAAAAGAAGGCCCCGCCGGACGTCCCAGCGGTCCAAGAGCCCCCCCGCAGCGCCGAGCGATTCCCGGTTGCCTGATAATAATAATCCTTGACATTGATGTTCGATGCGCTTACGGACGATGCCAGGAAGCCGTAGTCGTTATCGGCGTCGGTCGCGAGGTCGGTAACGTATCCGTTCGTCGCGCACAGCGTCAGGCCGCTGTCCACGTACGGGTGGGCGAACACATCGCTGGCGAAATCATGGTCGGCTATCCACGGGTTCCTGTCGGCCTTGATGTTGATGCCGTCGGTCCACTCCCACAGATTGCCATAGAACGACTCCACGCCACGGTAGCTCACCTCGTTGGCGGCCTGTCCGGTCTGGTAGTGCGTCTGCCCGGTGGCGGACCCGCTGGCGTTTCCCAGCGCGGAAGTCTGCCCGGTGTACACGCCCATGTTCGTCGCGCCGTCATCGGTCACCGACAGAACACCGTTGCCGAGCGTGGTCTGCGAGTCGAACGAAGCGTACTCAATGAGGTACAGCAATTGCAACGCGGACGCCGTAAGGAAGTCGATGACCTCCCAGCCTGCCCCGCGATTGTGCGCCAGTGTACGCGCTTCGGGCAATGTCAGCGACGTCTTCCAGCCGCTGATGGGCTTCACGCCGGACACGGAAGCGAGCTTATCCCCGGTCGTTGCCGTGTTGACTCGCCCGGCGGGATCGTTGAGCATGTAGCCACCGGCACCGGCGACCGTTTTAACCACTGTCGCCGTAACTCCGGTCGAGGCGGCGGCGAACACCGTGGTCGTTTTCAGTCCGGGCACGGAGCAGGTCAGGATGCAATCCGCGCCAGAACCGCTCGGAACGAACGATTGGGGCGAGTAGGGGGCGCAGTCGTATGTAGCGGCCCGCAGCTTCGCCGCCACCTGCTCGGCGGTGTCCCCGGCGGTGACAGCGACAGTTATCGGACAGTTGCCGTCGAGCGTGATTGTCAGATTGCCCGATGCAGAAGCTCCGGCGGTGACCGTTATCGTGTTTACCTCGGTGGCCGAAGCGGTGACGTCGTAGGCAGACGCTTTGTAAGCGCCGACGAACATCCTGGACTTGATGACACCGTCCCGGACGAACGCCGGGTGCAGCTTGAAGCCGGGGAGGGCGCACGGACTGACGTACCAGCGGTAGCCTGTGCTCAGTAACTCGGTCCGATACCAGAACGCCGGTATCTCTACCATGACCTGCCCGTTGCTCCCATCCGCCGCATATCCGGCATCACCGTGGTAGGCAGTGACCCTGCCCGTGTCGTCCAGGTTGCACCGGCGCATCCCGGCCCAGGGGAGCCACGTGTCGAAGGGCGAGCGGTCGCGCGAACCGGCATACCCGAGACGCGTGTACTTGTCGGAGTCCTTGTCCCACTCCACCCCGGCCACCCAGGGCTCTCCGATCAGCGGGCGGACCATGTCACGGGCGAGCCCGCGCCACATGATGCCGTCCCGGTCGTTGGCGTATAGCGGCATGTCATCCCCCCAGCATGGCGAGCAGCGAGACGCCCACCGCCACGATTGCCGTAAGGACCCCCACCCATGCGATGGTGGATGCTCCGGAGTCCTTGCGGTTGGCCTCCGTGGTCTCCAGGGTGTTCAGCCGCGTTTCGTGGTCATGGCACCTCGGCGAGGGGCACTGGATTCGGTCGACCTTCCGCTCGAGCGTGTCCTGCTTGGTCGCCACCTCGATGAGTATCTCGCGTTCCGACATCCCCTGATACGCCTCGCCGAAGCCCACCCGCTCACCTCAGGCGACCACTCCGCTGATGTCCTTGTTCAGGTACCGCAGCAGTATGTTCACGCCGCCCAGGACGAACGCCACTTCCTCGCCGCTCAGGGAATAGCCCAGCAGGTACTGCCCGGTCATGGCCCCGATGGCCAAGACGTTAGCCCAGAACGTCTTGCTCTTGTACAGCGGCTTGCCGTCCGCCACGAGCTCCGCGCCCTTCGCCTCCAGCGCTGTCTTCATCCTCTCCAGCTCGGCCTTCTTTGCTTCGTAGTCCTCTATGGTCACGTCTTCCACGTTCTCACTTCCTTATCTGTCGCTCCTAGCGACGTAGAATCGCTTCCTCGGCGTCGAGTAGGCGATGTGCTCATTCACTAACTCCCAGGCTCGTGACTCATAGGTCTTGATCGCCTGGTCGATATTGTCGCTCATGCTCAGCCCACCCACGCTCAGCGAGGCGGGCTTGCTCCCGTCCATCCGCATCCTGGTCAGCAGCATCGCGGTGGACAGGCAGAGCGATGCTTCCTTGATGGCGTTCCCGCTCCCGCTCACGCGCGCGGCGTTGAGCTTAGCGTTGATCTGACGGTCCGCCCTATCGATGAACGCCTGGAGTTCCGCCGTGGTGTAGGCGGACCCGGTGGCGCTCACGAGCTCCGCGGTGCTGCAGTAGGACGCGTCATCACCCCTGACTCACGAACCGCGCGTTCACGTCATTGACCGCGTACGTGGCATCGCCGTTGACCATCCGTATGATCTTGAGCGCCTTGCACCCAGAGCACTCGAACAGCACCGGCTTGGCCCGGACCGCGCTGTTGGCGTTGAGCTTAAGCGCGATCACCGTGCCCTCGGTATCGAATGTGGTCCCGTCGTACGACGCCGCTATGTAGATGCTCACCGTTCCGGAGCTTGACGCGTTCGCGCCCTTCCCCTTGGCGAACACCAGTACCTTGTCTATGCCGTCCACCGGGACGCTCGTCCCTGCCGTGGTGTAGTCCTGCCCCGCGGTCAGGTCCACGTCCGCAGCGTAACCGTCCATGTTGAGATTTGAGCTCGTGATCCTCATCAGTCTCTGCCTCCGCATTCCGGTCTTTCCCGGACGTCGTGCCTGCGCCGAGACGTCGCAGCGTATGGGTAATCAACGACTGGCTGCGTCTCGACCTCGTATGTCTCCTTCCGGAGCTTGCCTGTGCCGTCGTTCTCTCCGACCTCCAGCCAAGCGAGCTCGGAGTCCGTGAAGCGCCTGCGGTCGATCATGGCCTGCGCTCGCTTGCGCTGCCAGTCCCGGCTCAGATACTTCCCGCTCCCGTTCTCGGTCAGCATTCATCCTCCCCGAAAAATGTTAAGGGGAAGGGGTTTAGTATTCGACCCGGCACGCGCCGTTGGCGATGTGGCTCTGGCAGTCCATGCGCATGGTCACGGTCATGCCCTTCATGTCGCGGATGGGGTCCTCGTAGTCCTTGACGGTGAGGTCCCTGGGCAGGTAGATGCCGCCCGCCCGCGCGCTGTCGAGCACGAGCATGCCGATGTTGCCGTCGGCGGAGTATCCCCAGGTGTAGGTGCTGGAGTCATCGGCGACGTTGCAGACGCGCCACTTAAGCCCCAGGTACCCGTCGGGGATGCCCTGTCCCCTGGCGATGGAGTCCGCGCCGGGCGAGGTCGGAACGACCACGTCCTGCATGCAGAGTCCTTCGGCGTCGGGGTGCATGATGACCACGTCGGGGGCCATATTGTAGCCCTTCAACTTGGCGACCGCCTTGGCCACGGCCTTGAGGCCCTGGTTGGCCCCAGCGGAGTCGAACTCCTGCCCGCTGTTCTCCAGTATCTCGGACAGGCAGATGCGCTCGGCCTTGTTCATGACCGCGGCACCGGCGTACTTGATCTCCTGCTCGATGATGTCCACCTGACCGGACTCGATCATGGTGTCGGAGATGAGCGGCCTATGAGCGATGACCTCGCTGGCATCGTACGATGCGGCGCTGTAGTCCTGGGTCTTGATCTTGATCTCGGTGCCCTGCGGGTACTTCTCCGCGTACACGCCGCTGGCCCCGTACGGCCACTTGAAGGTGGTCCCAGGGGTCCGGTCGATGGGCAGGACGTCCATGAACGCCCTGGCCGGCTGCGCGCCCTCCACGACTGTGGCCTTGACCTCCGTCTGGATCAGGTTGGACCCGCTCAGGTCGCCCGTGAGCAGCAGCTCCCTTACCGGCTTGACCTTGCCGTTCTCGTCCATGTATCCGAGCTTGCGTATGTAGGGCTTCTCGGCAAGCCGTCTCGCGGCCGTCTTGCTGTCGCTCAGCGCCACGGTCAGGTAGTCCTTGAGTAGTTGTGTCATGTGTTCACCTCAGCTCGCGTTCGGGATGACGGTGATTCCACAGATCAGCCTCACCCGGCCGGTCGCTCCGCCGGCGATGTCGTCTATCGCCACGCCCACCAGGTTCGCGTATGCGGCGGTGGCCGCGGCAGTGTTCGCAGGCAGGGCGCTTATGGTCCCGCCCACGGCGTTGTCGTTGTCCTCGACACCGGACCCG